ATCAAGAAGGCCGCTGACTTGATCTGATTCAGATTCGCTATTAAATTGTATACCTAAATTCCATATAAAATCAGCTTGTGAAAAATTAATGTCGTTAAAATTCCATCTATTGTTAATAGTGGTTTCAACATTGTTGGAGGTAACTGTATAATCAGTGAGGTTAAGCAAATAGAGTCTTTCAGTTCTAAATTTACCTATTACTTCTTCTGGTCTCGTCTTAAACTTTTTATAGACTGTTTTGTTAGTTGCAAAATACCAATAATTGCTATCTGTACCAGAGAAAGTAACACTAATTACCTCTTCATTTGTAGCTAACTTATCGTTAAGAGTCACCTTCTCTTTAAATCTATAATTATCACCACTAAAACGATACAAGAACGGTACACGAGTTGTAATGTTATTAGTTGTAACATCTTTATAAGTTACAATGTACAAGGAATTGAAATCAGGATCAAATCCTAATGCTCCCATAGTTTCAGTTCTAAGATCTATAGATGTAATTCTTGTAATAAAGTTAAACTCTTCATCAAAGATCTTAACAACTTGGTTTCCAGAATCATAAACAGCAACTAAATCATCACCTGCAGCAAGTTTAGTTGGTCGAATAAATTTAGTCTGACGTGTTGTGTCACCATAACCACCAACTAATTCAATATAGTTACGTTTAAAGCGTAATGAACTATCATTATTAATATATCCTGCGATATCATATCTAAGAACAGTGTTGTTACCAGTATCAGAAAGATATAAATATTTTTTTGTAGAAGCAATACCACCCAATTCACTAAATGCTAAATCATTATCCTCAGTTTCATAACCAGTAGACTCTTCAATTACAGTCAATCGATCATTAGAGCCAGATAGGCAAATAAGACTTGCTGATGTACATGCAAATAAAGCAAATTGATCAGTGAAGTCTAAATTAGTTTGAGCTGTCGCATCAACAATATATCCAAAAGCACTTAAGAAATGATTATCAGCAAACTTTACATTTTCTACAAACTGCGGAGTATCAGCATTAGAGGTGTTAATTTGAAATGATGAAAGTGTTGTAGAGGATAGTGAAGCGTAGCGTAAAGAAGATGTATACGGTAATTTATTAGAAGCTATAAAAAGTCTAGAATAGACATATGTATTATTTTCTCTTAATTTATTTAACTTAAACTTGAAAAGGTCGTAATTGAAGTTATCGTTAAGATTAAAAATACAATCATTTTCTGTGTTAGGTAAAGTTATATCAGTGTCACTAATAACGCGATCTGTAAAGCTATTCGTATAAAATAAATCTGTAGAAAATGTATTTTTAGCAGATAGCGCTTTACCCGTTGATACTTCCCTAGCAATTCCATCTACAGTTTCTACAAACCCATAGAAATCAGATCCAGTGAGAGAAAACATTTCTCCTGAAGTATAAATCTTTTTGTATGAAGTATAGTCAATAATCATTTTAATAATCTTTAAATACAACGTCGTTAATTGTAACTCCTACTGGAGCGAATGATCTAGCTTCTGCAAGTATAGATGTCTTAATTTGCTCTCTTACTGCAGTATCAGTAATATTAAGATTTCTTACAACAACGTCAATATGGTTAGAGGAATTAGTTCTATTAAATTTGAAGAACTGCTGAATTTCTGCTTTGGAAGTTCTTTGACCAGCAGGTATAGAAAGAACAATATCATCAACCCTTTTATCGAGAAGATATAGTGCATAAACTAGTTCTGTATTGATAGCACTATTATAAATGTATGGATTTTTTATAATTAGGTTTTTAGTGTAATAATATCCAGGCTGTTTTAGATATGTTGAAAGATCCAAATTGCTCTGGAATCCAGCTGTACCTATGAAAAATTCATCACTAAAGATATCTTGTATCATATACTTACCAGGTGCAAATGTTTGATTTTCATACAAGTCACCATTAATGTATAAGGTTGAGTTACCCTGTAATGTATCAAGACGATACGTAAAGTTATAAAATCCTGGTTCAAACTCTGTAGGTTGAACAGCGATAGTTTTTGTAAGAACATCTTCTGTATCAAGATAATTCTTTAAAGTAAGTTTGAAATCAATAGTTGATGAATCGTAAATATGGTTTAGTGTATTGTAGTTCGTCAACTTAGTATTAGGAGTATTTGACGCTAAGGATACACCTGATAAACCAACTGCTGTTAAGGTTGGCATTGTACCTTTAGCTAAGTACAAATTACTATCATTACCTTGTGCAAGTAGTACTGGATATTGATAATTAACACCATTACGATATTCGTTAACCCAATCAATGGATACAAACTCACCTCCTGATAAAGCGACTGTTGTTTGTGTTACCGGTGATGGTATGTTGATATTAGAAATAGAACCAGAAAGCTCAAATACTCCACTTGTATTAAATACAAAGTACTCAGTTGGCTTAACTAGATAAATTTTATCACCAGCTACAGTAAAGTCTTTAATATCTGTCTTAGAAAGCTTTTGGTGCACCTTCAAGATTATGCTTTACGATAAAATTACTTACCTGGTAAAATACAGTTGAGTCATTTTCCCAATTAGTTTTAGTACCTGGAATCTTAAAGATAGTATCCTTATATTCTATTACATTATCATATAAACAGAATTCATTACGATAAACATCAAATTCATCAGCTGATAAAGTTGATACAGAAAACGTATTAGTATTAATTCTTCTTACACGCTGATCAGATGATATGAAATCAATATAGCTATGCTCTTGATAGGCTCCGTAATAATCGAGAATATCTGACCCACACTCAAGTTTAATTTTATTTCCTTGTGTGTTTACTTTATAAAAGAGATTACCCGCTGTGCTAACAATATAGTCATCTAACGCACTACGTTTAAATACTTGCTTAATTTTTGTTTTGAAATCTACTTTATTTCTTAAAGTGAAATCAGTATTGTAAATATAAAGAGTATAATCACTAACAACGTGAATAAATGGTGTTACTGTTTGATCTTGGAAAATACCAAATCCTCTATTAGTATTATTACCCATTAGAGCAAAACCATACTGATAACTAGGATCAAGATACATATCAAAACTCAATGTAAAGTTTTTAGATGCATCAATATCATCTGAAACATTAAAACGGGTATATATATCACCATTAAATGTAAGCTCAGTACCATTAAACTCTGTACAGAAGTTTTCTGTTTCACCACGTACAACTTTAGAAGTTATATAGCTATCAAATGATGAAACAAGAGGTGATGAACTTTCTACAATACTTCTAATATCTGAATTACCAATACGCTGATATTTTACTGATATATTAGGTTCTAATGCTGCATCACTCTTCTTATCGAAGAATTTTTCTTTATTAAGAACCGCATCAGCAACACTTAAATCAATACTATCTACACTATCATAGAAAGATGGTGCATACGTAGGAGTAGCTGAAAGAGCTTGTCCTTTCGAAATTTTATCAGGGTAATAATATCTATCTACCCACACACCTTGGCTTCCTAATTCACTACCAGACAGCCATGTGCAAAGATATCTACCATTATCAAACTGCGTTGAGTTTTGTCTACCGATAAAAATCTTATCTGCTAAATTAGGAGATGGTCCTGCAAAAGCACCATTAAGTGCGAATTGCGTATCATTAATATTAAGTTTATTATAAGGATACATTGATGAAGGAGCAGTAAAAATTGTATCTGCACCATTTTCAATAAATACATCCTTATCGTAAAAACTGTAATTTAAATTAAGCTTTGGTAATCCTCCTTCTTGATCATTACCGGAATAGATATTATAATATTCTCTTGGATCACGTCCTAAACCTATAGGACTATCAACCATATTAGATCCTCTCTTTACGTAATTAAATTCCGATCTATTAGTATCAAGAGTAAAATAGTTAATAGGAAACGTATCTGCAGATATAGTATTATAAGCAGTAGTAAACACATACTGACCATCACCATCTAAATTACTTTGCTGCGTATTAAGAATAAGGTTAGAAGAATTTTTAGTATTGTAACTTGTAAACGTATTATTAATAAACTGCTTGTTTGTGTCTAAGTTATAATCAATATGAATAAGATTATTCAAACCTCTATTAAGACTACCAGATAATAGAGGTGAGAGAGTAAGTTGATTTGCACTTAAAGTTACAACACTAAGTACATTGTTGTTAAATTTAAATAGTTGTAAATAACCATCATCATCTAAAACATAGCGAAATACATCACTTTGCTCTCTTATGATATTTTTATAATAGTCATCATTTTGATAGAAAACAAACTTATCGTAAGTAGTATTATAATTAAGGTAGAAATCAAACAATCCGTTATTATGCTTAATGCGGCAAAGATTATTATTTAAAGCTTCTATTTCGAAGAAGAAATTGTTATCAAAAAGACCGGGAGTGTTTAGGGTTTTAATACCTACCGGTTTTTGTGCATCAGTTGCATCAACATTACTTTTGAAAATATATACATACTCTGTTAATGCATTATTTGGTCTTTCAAAACCTAATTTAGTTACAAGAGAAATAGACTGATCTGCTGCTAAAGAAGAGACAGAAATAAAATTACTAAGTTTGTTTTTACCAGTTAAGAAAAATGAAGAGTAATTATTTATCTTACTGTCACGTACGCCAGATAGAGCATCAATACTATTAATATGCAAACCTTGCTCTAATAAAGATTCGGTTTGCTCGATAGAAATGAATCGATCATCATATTCAGCCGTTGGAAAGGCAACAGCGCTGACTGAGTATGTATTAGTATTGGCCATTAACATACATATTTAATGGCAGAAACGCGGAACACAATCAATTATTCAAAAAAGTGATATATGATGTGTTATTGAATTTAGATTGTAAATTTGCAATTGTATTACTACTTGAAACACTAGCTATTTGAGTTGACTGAATGCCTAGCTTTTGAATGTTATCATAGTAACTTTCTCTCACTAATTTAATTGGTTGATACACATTCGCGTAAAATCCATTATTAAAATGTATAAGAAATTGAGCAGTTAAGTTGGTAAATACAGAGCTTGTAGATGGTACGTAAGTATGTGTGTACATATCTAATATAGTACCACCGACTTTACCGTAGAGCATTTCATTAAAAATTGATTTTTCTCTATAATTGAAGACAATATCTTTTTGGGAGTATGTAATATCACTACTATCACCCCAGTTAATATCGAGAGTTAATGCTGAGCTATTTGCTTCATCTATACCCGTTAAAACAAAGTTAATAGTTGGAGCGCCCTTAAAAACAATTTCATTACTAAGAACTGTTCTATTCTCCTCGGTAGATGAAAGGTTAATATAGATAGTGCTCATTATACAGTAAGGGTGAAGTTAGTAGCATCTTTAGTAAATGAACCTCCATTTGCAGAAATTTGACTAAAGGATGTCTGATCGCCAAAGGTTGACGTTCTCGTAATATTATTTAATGGTTCATATCTATTTGAATCAACAACGGTTAGCTTATTATCTGACTTTTTAAACGATACATCAACGAAGTGTGAGAAATCGTTTTTATCTGTAGCTATATAAGTCAACTTAAATAAATCGTTTAGTGAATTATAAGTAAGCTTCGGAGTGTATATAGCATCAGGTGCATAGTTTCTTGTTCTATTTGTATAGACGTTTAATTCGAACGCACTTAATGTTACATCTGTATTGCTATCTGGATACAATTTCTTTGTAGTATTATCTAAGATATTATACTCGTAAATTTCAGGGTAAAACGATTTATAGTTGTCAGCAATAGGGTCGCAAGTAATATTGTGATCCTCTAAAAATCTTGCAAAATAAACTTTGTTTTCATCTTCAACATAAAACCTATTGGTAAACGTTTGAACTTTTCTCGCACTGTTAACAGCAAATAAAGTATTTACGGTAGACGGCTTTTCAAAGCTACCATTCTTATAGGAGATTTTATCAATAATAAGGTTTGATTTAGTCTCAAGGAAAATAGTATTTTGTATAATATCAAAGTCAATAAGATCAAGATTGATTTGATTTTGAATTGCGGTGGAATATTTAGTAATTGTATTCTCTAATGCAGTTGATAGCGGCTCTGATGTAGAATAGGTTCCGTTCTTAACATACAATTTACCATTAAGAGACTTTTTCTCTTCATTTGTTAGTGGTGTAGAAGATGAGGAAAGGTCAGACAAAATTGTTGCTCCTCTTGGATCAACTGTATCGAGATAACGGTAATTATCACGATATATGAAGTCATTTGGAAGGACGACCTCATCCGTGAAGAATCCGGCATCGTATCGCTTATAAGCTCCACCCGCTGATAAATAGTACTTAACATCCTGTGTAAAGGTAAGTTCACTATTTTCAGTAATCAAAATAAAATCTGCCTCTGTTGTGATATCTGAAAGAGGTGTTTGTTCAGTCTGTAAATTTACTTCTGCAGGAAATGTTCCTTCAGCTAAAACAGTGTAGTAGTAATTTGTTGAAGCTGGATATCCTGGTCCAATACCTGTAAGTGGGTTAGGTAGTTCACCACCATCTAAAAATGTAAACGCCCCACCGTCTCTCCAGAATGGTGTAATATTTCTCGTATCTTCTATAAGCTCCTGATAAGGGTAGAACTCTCTCATATATAAGAAGAGCGGATTGGTTAATGTATTAAATCCATCGGTTTGAGATGTAAGACCGGATTGGATTGTATTACCAGAAACTCCTGTTAAAGAGTAATTAAAATTGTAACCTTCATTGATATCAAAAAATACATGCCCGTTAAGCAGTAAGTCTTTAATTTGTGTAGATGCATCCGTATCAATAGGCTTGAGTGGTTCATACTTAAATAAGCCATACTCATTTCCATAGATATCAGTTTGATATTTACTAATAAGACCTTGATTGTATAAATCTGTAAAGTTTAGTTTGTAACTAATATCATTACGCTCTTTTAATTGTGAATCATTACGCTCTTTAGTTGAGTAAGATTCATATGTTGTTGTCTTATTTGTAATTCTAGGATCACCAGCAGCTACTCCACTTGATACATTTCTTGTATTGAATCTATAATCAAACTTATAGTAAACTGGGTATGCATTTTGTGGGTTAGTCGAAACATTACCATACTTAGATGGATCAGGGAAAATATAAACCTGATTATCTTGAAGTTGAGTCGAATCAATTTCGTAATTGAATGTCTCAGCTTGTAACTTGAATAATCCAATATCGTCTGGTCTAAAGTTAAGACCAACATCTCTTAAAAGTTTTATTTGATTACTTTCAACTGTTGCAGTATCTGCACCTTGTAAATTTAAAGCATTAGCAGCTGGATTATCGGCTGCAATCATAACACCAGAAGTAGCAGGTGTTGTTGTAGTATCAATATAGTAAATATCTGTACCGATATACTTTGCAACTAATGCTCGTTTTAGAGCGTAGAATTCACCAATGGGAATACCACCCTTAGTATACTGATTATAAAGTTGAACTAAATCATTATCAGGATTACAAATAGCATCAAACTCTTCAGGTGTGATTGCAGGAGGATTAATCTTAAACGTGCGAAGATTTGCTATAAAGTTTTCTTCACCTGTAATAGCGTTAATACCATTCGGATCAAGCCAATACTTAGTGTTTATTTCATTAATGTTGTTGCCATTTGCAGTGTTAGGAAGATCGAAATAATCGCCATACACATCAACAAACTCTTCAATCTCAATACCAAGATCTTGAACTGCTGCTAATACTGTTTGATTATCAGTATCGAGAGAGTCTTCAGTATTGAAAATAAAGTTATATATATTATCAAAGATAGCTTTTTCTAAACCAGTCTTACTACCGGTAATTTTATTTCTATCAATAACATACTTACCTTCATCTCTCTTCTTTTTATAAAAAAGAGCAATATCTTTAAGTCTATTCGCAAAAAATGGTATTGCTACATCCAAGTCAGCTGGATCACTAAAGTTAATTTTTTCGAGGAAACGTTTTTCAACTTCTGTTGTATAATTAATAACAATTTCTCTTATAAATTGTCTATAGTAATCTTTAAATTGAGTTTGTTGCTCTGTTTCTGATACATCTTGTTTAGCGTACCAAGCTTGAAGATAAGAACTGTAGAAAGAGCTATACTCTTCAGGAGAATAGTCCGTCTGCGTATAATTAATAAAGTCTAAGAAAGAGAACGGGGCAACAGTATCTCTATATACATTATCTGTAATTTCAGTATTGGTAATAGAGTACTTGACGAGAACTGTTCTTATAGATTGGTTAGACATAATGATTAATCTTCAAAAAGTTTAAGACCTTCATATAGGGATTGAGCAAATATATTAGACATTGTACCATTGTCTTTTGACCAATCAGTATATGATGTTAGATTGTAGGAAATTGTATTGTTTGGATCTGTAAAGTCAATAATAGAATTTTCAATATCCCCGACAGAATCTTTTAAGTAGTAGAAGTTGTATATATCAAGAATATCTCTACTACCTCCTGATAAGAGCGGCCAACCCCAGGTAGCATTATAATCACTTAATCTGTAATATTGTGAACTAGACGAGAGTGACTCTGTTAAAACATCTAAACCAGCTTCTGTGAGAATCTCACAGTCTGCTAAAGATTCTATAGTAATAGGAGCTCCAGCGCTAAGTTCTTGTGATGTTGCAGAAATTAACTGTCCAGTTGTTGTACCATATACAAATCCTGTAGTAGTTGTAATGGTAGGTGTTACTCTCGCACTAAGTGGGAATGTTGTATTGAGTACTTTAAACTTACCACTATATCTTTCACTAGCTACAATCGAGTCACCTGCTACAATAACACTACCAGCAGAAAGCTTTTCACCTAAATTATAACCATAGTAATCATTATCACGATATCCATATGATTGGAAATGTGTCTGATCTCTGTTACGTCTTCCGAAGAGTTTTGATTTACTAATAGAAAGCAAATCTACAAGTCTTGCTAGTTTTGGAGGGAATGAATATTTGTTTAGTTCAGGTAAATTGAGAGTTTGCAAAATACCATCAAGCTCTGTAATATTACTCTCATCTAGAGATGAGTTATTATCGAAGAAGTTTTGAATCTTCTCATATGTTGATTTTCCTATAGAATCTTGTGCTGAGCTTAAATCACCAAAAATAGTTCCTAAGAAATCACTCATTAGTATTTTCGAATCACTAAACAAAGGCTGTACAGCAATATCTTTAAATGATTGATCAAAATCAATCTTTTCACCCTTCTTAGAAATTGTATAAAAACTACTTGGGTAAATTGTAAATGTATTACTTGTACCAACAATAGGAGCACCACCATATGAAGTATATCCGGATAGGTATACGTTTTCTAAGGTCGTAGAATTATTACTAATGAAGAACCCTTTATAGAACCCTCCATTACTAAGAGTAGAAAGGGATTGGAAATTAGCAGAAACGTCAATATTATATGTACTTGTACCGTCAGTAAGATATAGATCTAAAATTGGTCCACCATTAGCGCTAAGCAATGGCATATTCTTTTGTGTAAATAATTTATTATCTTTTACTTTAACAACAAATGCTACTTTCGTATTAGCAAATTTTGTAGCACCAATGTCAAACGTAGATAATGTATTACCTGGACCTTCACCTGTAATGCCGTTAGATGAAAACGCTAAACTGTTATAAGTGTTATTTGATAGGATAGTAGAAGAAACACCATAATTGGTAGTATTTGCATATTCAAATACACTCCCTTGCTCATACCCAAAAATAAGATTATAAGTGTCGGGAATATCACTTTTAAAATATACATCAGCTGTACCTGTCAATCCGGCAAAGAATCCATCTACATCATTACTATTTGTATATACAATTTGATTGCTACTTAGTTTAATGTATATGGATGTATCTTCTGTGGTTATTGAATTAACTTCTACATTTTCAATAACACCGTTGGAGGTTAATTTTTGTACAAAAGAAGAATATGGTTTAAGATGCCCATATGTTTCATCACTATAACCATTTCGAAAATAATCATCATCTGCATTAGCAGCAGAAGAATATGATACGATTGTCGGTAGACCAGATCTATATGAATTAAATCTTTCAACTGTTATAGGATTTTCTATATGACCAGTATTAGCAGAAAGTACAGATGATAAACTTGAATTAACGCTTATATTAATCTTGTCTTCAATAAAATCGCTGATATTAACTTTAGCCGAAAAGGTATCTAGATAACCAGTACCGTTTTCATCATATAAATAACATGTTACTTTATATCTTCCTGGTGTTTCATAAGCGTGAGATGCGGTGATACTTTCTGTTGTTGTACCATCACCAAAATCCCAAACAATACGCTTATTAGAGACAAAATCTGCTATACCATCATATAAATTTGGTATAAAAGTTAACGGTGTAAAGGGAAGAGCGTAACTATCATATGTTTCCACACCTCTATAATCTCGTACGTAGAAGAAATTATAAAGCAAATCGAATTCACCTGATGAATCGAGTTGTAGAGAACTTAACGACATATAACATATTTAATCTTACAATCGTCGTATCGCAATCTTATTCGCGATATTTTGAGGATTGTAAAAATAAGCAAACTCAAATTCGTCAAGTTGATAATTTAGAGATAAAAGTGTATTGTCCTGCTCTTTATAATCTGGATTCCATACAATGAAGTTCAAATTTGGTAACTCAGTATCACCATTAATAGTATGTAAAGCTGTAACACCTTGAATGTTAAGAATATCATTTGTTAAGCTTGCTACATCAATAATATCACCTAGCTGTACATTATTGAAATAGTTATTAAAGGTATTGTAAATAGCTGTTTTAATAGCACCGTCATTTAATGCTTGGTTTTTGTCTAAAGTAACTCGTAAGGATGTATTGTTAACAACATTATCTACCGTATCATCAGCCCCTAATGAACTACCACCTGCTGTTGAAGCACCAAAAGCAAACGCTTTGAAGATTGGATCAGATATAACAACATTCTGTGTAATGTCTTTTTTACGATCGCAAAAATCAGCAATAAGTTGTTTTTGTGCTGGGTTAAGGTAATTCGGGGTTAATCCATTTAATGTTGGATTGCTATTAGGTACAGTATAAACATATACATTATTAAAGGATGTTGATGCAGAGAATTGTACTTGTGAGTATAGTACACGTGCATCATCATTTCCATTAGCAAGACCAATGTTATTATAGTAACTGAGTACTTTTGATGTATAGTCGTTATTAGAAAGAACTTTAACATCACGCGTGATATTATTAAAGTTTCTATTAATTTGATATTCGTAATCACTCTTTGTAACAAGACGATTTTGCGAAGAAAATACTTTTGGAGCATTATCTCTTATTTCATCTACCGTCTCTGCTTTTTTAGATGGTGATGATGCATATTGATTATCGAGGGTTATATCTGTAAGTTGAGCAGATGTGATAAGAGTTTGATCACTCGTATACAGTACGCTCTTTATAGCCTCAAAATTAGATGATCCATAAAGTACAAAGTAATTATTAGTAAATGCGTTTGGTCCAACACTACCAGCTTCATTGTCAGAAACAATATAAAAAATTAAAACTGTGTCGTTAGCTCCTAATTGCTTACCATTTAGATCATTACCGAATTTAAATTCGTAATTACCACTACCGTTAAGACGTTTTTCGTATTTTTTCGCTGCAGAGTCTTCTAAGAATAAAGAAGCTGTTTCAGTATATTCTGACCAGGCACCGGTAGCATTATTTTGTACAAATACACTAAATGTATTATCACTAATAAATTTAGAATCATTAAGATTTGATGTACTTTGTTTAAATTGCTTTGAAGTAAATGAATCAACTAAAATAATATTTTCATAAGGCTCACCTGTTGCATTAAATGTAGCTTCTGTGAGAGTACCTTGATAGAGAGTATTATTAGAAGGTGCTACAACTTCGAGAGTAGTATCTTCTGTTTTTTCAAATGTTATATCTTGTATAGCAACAAAAGAATTACCATTAGCAGTTACTGTACTAAAGCGCGGTAATGTATATACATTAGCATTGAGATTTTCTGCTGAAAGAGAAATATTAGCTAGCGATGTTTGATCACCTTGTGGTTTGTATCCAATATTAGATACTAGCTTATTCATATTCTCATAAATGGTGGCAGTATCAATAGTAGATTCGTTAGATGTTGTATTAAGTTGGAAAAGCAAAACATGATACATGTATGCTACAACATCAATAAACGCACTAAAATTCGAACCTTCGAAATTTTGATCAGTAAATATCTCATTCTCATTTAATCTTTCAATAATAAGACTCTTAAGCGAGTTAGCATCGAAAGTGAGATAAGCATTCTTTGGAAGTTTATAATCTGTAAAGTCTTGAAGGCTCATTGTATATATTTAATGTAAAAGCTGTGTTATACAATCATACGACTACATAACCATCTTTGTTAAGGGTAGCATTTAAAGAGAGATTGTAAATATCGAGTTTTGGTATACTAAATCCTATTTCGATATTATATTGATTTTGATCTGGTAAAGCTATAATCTCGAGATTTTCTAGTCGAATACGAGGCTCCTGTATACCGAGATTAGAGTAGATATATTGACCTAAAAAATATGAAGTTGTAGTATTAATAGGTTCAAAAAGATAGCTTCTAAAATCCAAACCAAGTGTCGGATTAAGTAGTTTTTGACCTGGGGTCGTTGTAAGTATATTTTTGATTGAATTTAACACTGCCTGACCATCTTGCAATTCACTTAGATCTCTAGGAGATGAGTCTGAATACAATTCAGGCTTAACAAAGCGAGTTAATTCTAAATCGAACTTTATATCTTTATAGAGATATCCACTCTCTAAAGACTTTTGTTCAATAGGTGTCAATTCTAAATTGTTTAATCTTACTGCCATAAATTTGGTATAAATATTTATCTAAAGGACTAAATAATAGTATGGCTAAAGACAAAAAATTTCTCCATCTATTTGAGTATTACATGGCTAAGTATCCTGCACGTGGTACACAAAGCGGTTTTCAAGAAAATGATGTTTTTAAATTTAATGATAACTTTAAAAATGACGAAGCATATGAAAGCCTTCCAACAAACGTAAAGGAAATCATTGATGATTTTATTGGTACTGGATTGCATCTTCGTGTGAGAGGTATTAGCCCTGAAGGTGATAAGTTGACACTTACTGTCGATCATGGAGGTGGTCGTTATGTAGGAAATGTTGATGTCCCATGTCGTCTCGGTGAGCCTGTTGATTTTGGAGCTAATTTACCATCTATTCCTGACGTACAAAAGCGTAAGGATAACGTCAATATTACTCCACAAGAAGTTGAGCAGGATGAAGAAAATCCATCTAACTTGACAGATAGAGGAGATGGTGAGCTTTCTGAAACAGAACTTACTCTTAAGAAAGAAAGCTACACTCAACAGTACCTCTAATGGCAAAAGGTAAGGACGAAAAGAAATGGTGCCCTGATTGCGGACAGATTAGTTCTGCAAAAACCTTTGTTGCATTTAGATGTAAGCATTGCGTTAAAGAAAGGGGTGTACCAGCTAACTTACCTCAACATCTATTAGATCATTACGGTTTAACTAAAAAAGGTACAAAGAAGCCAACAAGCAATGACTGAACAGTTCGACGAAGGTTTTAAGGAGATACTTTTAGGATTACTGTCTCTAGGTGCAACTGCATATGAGACAGATTATATCCTTGATCTACTTAACGACCGTCCAGAACCAGTCGAGCAAAAAATTAGCGCGTTACAAAAAGCTGATGATATGATATCATCAACTAAGTTTGATCAGGTAGCTGCAAAGGTAATGCAGAAGCTTAAATTGGAGGAAGAGCCAAAGGAGATAAAGTCAAAGTCGACTCCAATTAAAGTTAAGCCTAATATAAAATATGCTCCAAAGAAAGGATCGCCAGAGTATATTGTAAATCGTTTGCAACGCGGAGGTCTTACTCCAACAGCTGCAGTTGGTATTGTAGCTAATCTCAAAGCTGAATCTAATTTAGACCCATCTATTAAGCAATATGGTGGTGGTCCTGGTAGAGGTTTAGCTCAATGGGAGAAAGGTGGACGTTATGATACTGATCCAATTAACTTAGTTAAGTTTGCTAACAGACGAGGTACAGATTGGAATGATCTAGATACTCAAATTGACTTTATCTTATATGAATTAGATAGACATCCAGAGTATAAGAAAGTCAAAGATATGCTTAATAGTACCGATAATGTTGAAGATGCTACAATGATCTTCTTAAAGAAGTATGAAAAGGCTGGTACACCACACGCTCCTAAACGAGTTCAATACGCTGCTGAACTAAGTGATTTGATATAGAAAAAAGCCAGCGAGCCATATAAATATATGTATGGTTAAATTTGGAGCACTATTTTTAGCTTTAGCAACAAGCTTACTATCTATTGAGGTTAACCACAGTCTAAAGATTGATGAGATTATATCTAAAGACCTCACTAATAAAAAGATAGCAATGCCTGAGAAGGCATCAAATGAAGTATTCGTTAGACGAGCATACTTAGATATTGTAGGTAGGATTCCTTCCTTTGAAGAGCGAGATGCATTCTTAAAGGATCCCAATAAAGAACAGCTTATTAATAAGCTTGTAGACTCTCAAGGTTATGTTGAATCTACATTTAACTTCTATGCTGATCTTCTCAGAGTAAAGAGAAAGATTCTTAATAACGTTACCGGTGAGACATATATCGCTTGGATTAAAGATGAGATCAAAAAGAATACTCCTTACGATCAGTTTGTTAAATCTATCTTAACAGCAGAGGGTACAATCTTTACTAACCCAGCTGTAGGATACTTTCTAAGAGATGAAGGAATGCTTCTAGATAATGTATCTAATACATTCCAAGCATTTGCTGGTATGAATATCTCTTGTGCGCAATGTCATGACCATCCATTTGATGATTGGACACAGATGGACTATTATGAAATGACAGCATTCTTTACTACTGTCGATACAAGAGCAAAAAAAGAAGATCAAAAGCATTATCAAGAGCTTAGAAATCAATGTGAAGAGATGGATAAGTCTGGTAAAGAGAAAGGATCAATCAATCGTATTGGTCAGTTCTGGCAAGTAGGAGGCTATCGCAATCATGTTGATACTGACTTAAAGAAGGTACTTAAACTTCCTCATGACTACAAATATAGAGATGGTGAGCCTGGTGAAGTTGTTATTGGTAAGACAGCTGTTGGTGATAGAGTAAAGGAAAGAAGAAAGAGAGAAGGTTTAAGACAAAACTTTACTGATTGGATCATTAGTGATAATCATCCTACATTCGCAGCTAACATTGTTAACCGTTTGTGGTATAAAGCAATGGGCTTTAAGCTTATTGAGAATTTAAATGATATTGCAGAGTTTGATGAGCTTAGAGATAGTCGCAATGATAGATTGATGGAGTATCTTGTTAAGACTATGAAAGATCTAAAGTACGATACTAAAGCATTTAACAAAGTACTTTACAATACTAACTTCTATTCAGCTAAGACTGATGGTAAAGATCAATTCAGAGGTCCTAAGCAAAGAAGAATGACATCAGCTCAGCTCTGGGATAGTATTGTTACTCTCTATACTGGTGATGTCGATAAGTGGCAACCTAAAGATAGGAGAGAAGATTACCTTAATATGTTTCCCGATGTTAAGACGTTAAATGCTAAACAAGCTCTTAAGATCTATGCTGACTATCAGAAGTTTCAAGGTCAGTACTATGAAGGTGCTCCTCGTGTAGATGGTCTTATGATGATTAGATCGTCTAATATATTCGATGGTAGGGGTTCTAACTTCATGCTCGAGTTTGGTCGCTCTGATAGAGAGCTAATCAATACCGGTAATGAAGATGCAAACATTACACAGATTCTTACATTAATGAATGGTAAAGTAACTAAAGAGCTTATGTCAGATAAAGGACATATTGCTAGTAAGCTTACAAACTTTAACAGGGATAGAGCAGTAGATTATCTATTTAGTTCTTACATTGGTCGTAACCCTTCTGAAGAAGAG